TCATCTACGCCGAACTCAGGTAGGTTACCTGTAAGCAGATATGGTGTAGCGGCAACCTCAAGTAGTGCTTATGGTTACTTTGGTGGTGGTCGTTCATCGGCATTTTATCATTCATTAGTAGATCGTATTGAGTTCTCTACTGATACCACATCAGCACCAGGTAATAATTTACCTCAAGCAAGATATGCTTTTGATGCAGTATCAAGTAATGCTTATGGTTACTTTGGTGGTGGTTTTGCACCACCTGGACAGGCTGATGCAACAATAGACCGAATTGATTTCTCTAACGAAACCACATCAGCACCAGGTAATAATTTAACTGCAAGGAGTAGTTTGGCAGCAGTCTCCGGTGGAGCATCAGTCGCTAGAGCAAATGGATATAAGACTTATGGATATTTTTCCAGGGGTACGACACACAGACTCGATTTTTCTGATGAAACCATATCATCACCAGGTAATAATTTATCTCAATCAAGAGAATATTTAGCAGCAATCTCAAGCAATTCTTATGGTTACTTTGGTGGTGGAAATACTAACACCCCTCCTTTCTATGTTTCAACAGTAGATCGTATCGACTTCTCTAATGAAACCACATCAGCACCAGGTAATAATCTAACTAAAGAAAGAGAAGAGTTGGCAGCAGTATCAAGTTCTTCTTATGGTTACTTTGGTGGTGGTGATACTTCATCATCTCCTTCAATTCATCTAAATCGTATTGATTTTCCTAACGAAACTATATCAACACCAAATAATACTATATCCACATCAAGACGCGGTGCAGCAGCAGTATCAAGTAATTCTTATGGTTACATTTCTGGTGGAGGATTTCCAAAATCTAACATCGATCGTTTAGATTTTTCCACTGAATCTATATCAACACCGAATCATAACTTTCCAGCTTATCCAGAATATACTTCCGGAATTTCAAACAATTCTTATGGTTATTTTGGTGGTAGTGGTCTTTTAGCTCAAGCTGGAACTCTCGTTTACCGTATTGATTTTATTAACGAAACCATATCATCACCAGGTAATGATTTACCTGTAACAAGACTTGGAACAGGAGCAGTGTCAAGTGATTCTTATGGATACTTTGCTGGTGGTTGGATGTCACTATATCACCCAGTACCACCATCCACTTATCTCAGTAGCATCGACCGATTAGATTTATCTAATGAGACTACATCAGCACTAAGTAATAATCTACCTGGGCCAGACGATGGTTTAGCAGCAGTCGCAAACTCAAATTAATATATGAAACAATTTTATTTTATGTCTGGTCTTCCAAGATCAGGTTCGACTTTATTAACGGCACTACTTAATCAGAATCCAGAGATACATTCATCCACTAACTCACCGTTATTGGATACAATCCATTATACGGAAGAGTATCTACTAAAAAACTCAGAACAATATAAAGCACACCCAAACCCAGAAGGAGCACATAAAGTTCTATCATCTATTCCAGAGAACTATTATTGCAACACTCCACAGAATATTATTGTGGATAAGTCAAGAGGTTGGGTGAATCAGATAGAACACATACGAGATTATATTACAAAGGAACCAAAGATCATTTGCCCTGTCAGAGACATTCACGATATTATAACTTCATTTTTGTGTCTGATTCAAAAATCAAATACAAGATCTTATGTTGATGAGCATTTGATTGGGAATGGTATTACTGTATCAAATGATAATCGTGCCGACTTTCTAATGTCATCACAAGGTAGTATCGGATTATGTTATCATGCACTTTCAGAAGCATTTAGAAAAGGATATGATAAGTATCTTTTATTGGTTGACTATGATGATCTGGTAAGAGATCCTCAACAACAACTAAATCGTATCTATGATTTCTTAGAACAAC